CCACAAAGTACTATTGACGTTTAATATCATAAATAGTCAGGTAACCATTAACAAAGGAGTCTTGGCTTGAGTAGGCACAAAAAAATGTACATCAATCACAATAATCTTTTAACAATAGAACCTGTAGGTCCTTCACAGAATACAGCGTTTGAGGAATACAATAAAGGACAAAATCTTTTTCTATCAGGTGCTGCGGGTACAGGTAAAACGTTCATACTTCTACATTTAGCACTAAAAGAAGTTTTGTCTAAAGATACACCTTATGAGAAGGTTGTACTGATTAGAAGTTTATTACCTTCCAGAGACATTGGATTTCTTCCCGGAACCTTGGATGAGAAAGCCAATCTGTATCAAGATCCTTATCGAATTCTTGTTCGATATCTATTTCAGATGCCAAACGAACAAGAATTTTCTATGCTCTACGATAAACTTATCGGTCAAGGTAGTTTAGAATTTTATTCTACCTCTTTTCTTAGAGGTCAGACTTTTGATCGGTCTATTATTATTGTCGATGAAGCACAAAATATGCTTTTTCACGAATTAGACACAATCATTACACGAACAGGACAGGATTCTAAAGTCATGTTTTGCGGCGATGATGCTCAGACGGACCTTAAAAAGAACAATGGTGACAGAGATGGATATCGCCAGTTTGCCAATATTCTTGAGGACATGAAAGAGTTCAGTGTAGTTGAGTTTGGTATTGGAGATATTATTCGTTCTGGTTTGGTTCGTTCTTATCTTATTGCAAAAACTAATATGGGCATTCGGGAAATGGGTTGACTTATTCTGTAACTTCGGTTATAATTATAAGTTATGAAAACACAAAACGCAGTGCCTTACGAGTGGCCAGAACTCAAAAGTGAAACTATTAACGGCTGTAGGTTCTATACTACACCAAATGGTGAGAAATATCCTTCGATTACTACGGTGATCGGACAACAACCAGGTAAGACACATTCCCTTCAGGAATGGAAAGATCGAGTTGGTGAAGCACAAGCTAACTTAATCAGTCGTCGTGCCGCTGCAAGAGGCACTGCCTTTCATCATATTTGTGAAGATTATCTAGACGGTATTGAACACTTTGATACCAAACTAGAAGAACATCATAAGAAGAAAAATTTTCTTGCTTATTGTATGTTTAAAGAAATGCAACCCTATCTAGATAGTAAAGTCAATAAAGTTCTCTTACAAGAACAACCAATGTATTCTGAGAGATTTGGTGTTGCAGGCCGCTGTGATTTAATTGGTGTATATGATTCAGAACTGGCTGTTGTTGATTTTAAAACAACAACAAGGATGAAAAAAGAAGAATGGATTGAGGATTATTTTGTTCAATGTTCTGCTTATGCTTCTATGTATGAAGAACATATGAAAGTTGGTATTGATAAAGTCGTTGTAATGATGGTTGCAGAAGACGGTGAAGTTAATATTTTTGAAAAGAAAACAGTTGATTATTTGGACAAACTACAAACAATAATGAACGAATGGTACGATAATTTTGTCTACAAGGTAGGAATTGCATAGATGAATGATGATGATGCTTGGTTAAAATATAAACATCATCACAAATGGTTTAATAAATTATGGTTATCTGAAAAACTGGGATATGTTTGCGGACCATCTGGTGTTAAAGTTCCTAAAGAAGGTTGGTATATTCACAGACCAATTTATAATTTGTCTGGAATGGGAATAGGAACAAAAAGAAAATGGTTAATGCCTCATGATGTTGATGTCCGTCCTGGTTATTTTTGGTGTGAAGAATTTGAAGGAGAACATTTATCTATAGACTTAGAGTGGTCTTATGCAGGACCTCCTTTTTGGAATGTTGTAAGCTGTTATGAGGGAATAAAAAGAGACTGCCAAAGATTCGATATGTGGATTAAACGAGAGATTGAATTTCAATTACCTCATTTCTTTTGCGAACTTTCTGATGTTGGAATAATTAATGTTGAAACAATTGGTGGAAATATTATAGAAGTTCATTTAAGAACCAGTCCAGATCCAAAATACGATGAAATAATTCCTGTATTTCTTGGAGAAGAAAAAAATATTTCTGGATATAAATGGATAGAATCTTATGAAGATGCAGATAAACTTTTAGATCCTCCTCGGCTTGGATTTTTAGTTAGATAAATAACTAAGACAACTTTACAACAGTTGTTGTCTTTTTACAACAAATAGGAGATGTTATGAAAAAAGCATTACTAGCACTTTTATGTGCTTTTCCACTTGCCTCACAAGCATTTTTGACTGCAAGTACTGAAACAGACATTAACTACTATCATGATTTTTCTTTGAGTGTTGACCAGTTCAAATTGAGTCATAATCAATATGGTGACTGGGGTTTAAATGAAACTCGTATCGGTTGGGGCGGCCTTTCAGCAATCACAAGCGATACTTTAGATTTTGGTATTTCTTATGAAACCACCTTTTCCGCTGGTCTAGATGGCAATGAGTTTGAAATTAAATCTGGTATGCATATGCACAACGACGTTATCTTTTCGTTAGATACTTCATTTTTCGTTGGAGGATTGAAAGTTCTACCTTCAGCAGACTGGAATCTTTCTAGTTCTGCAATGGATGCAGAAGTTGGATTTGAATATAAATTGTCAAGTGTTGACGCAGCAACAACTCTTTTCTATGATGTAAGTTCTATTGCTTATAATGGATCAGAGTTTTCTTTAGGATATAACTTTCATATAAATGACGCTATTTCCGTCAAACCTAATATGGTAATTCCTTTCGATAGTGAATGGGATCAGGGTGATATCCGAGCTGGACTTTCTATTAATGTAGCATTTGCAACAAGTCCAGGACAATAAATAAATCGTGGATAAAACTGTAGACGGTAAAGGAGTAGACGTTACGGACGGCGGGGCAGTACCGCCCACCTCCACCAAATCATTTTTAGGCTATGATGTTCATGGTAATCGCCAGTTTCCACATGACTGGTATTATACTGAACAAGAATGGAATAGAGGAGTAGGTTGGGGCAAAGTACCACCAGAACGAATTAAAAAGTAATGGGGGTGAACTAGTTTCGACGGAGCGAATGAAAGTTTACAAGAGGTTTTTGATACATAACTATAAACGCCAATGATGACGTTTACTTTCAAGAATATGCCTTAGCGGCTTAATTTTTGACGGGGCATGGGCACCGCCTTGATATCCAAAGGGCCCATCTTAAAATATATGAACAGTAATCAAAGTGGTCTATGCCGAGAACGCCACACATGACGAACCGCTGAACCATAGATAGGCGTGTTCCCTTTTAAATTATGACTAAAAAAATTACACCAAAAAAGTTTTCTATTATTATAGAGGAGTTAGTAAGAACTAAAAGACTGACTCATCTTGAAGCTATAATGTATTATTGTGAGCAAAATGGTTTAGAGGCACATACCATTACACGATGGATTGACAAATCTATGCGTGATAAGATACAATATGATGCAGAACAATTAAATTATCTACCGAAAACGAGTTCATTATTTTGAGTTTAATGACACCCCTAGAGACATATCAATCATACTTGGCTTTAAAACTTCACTTTGGTGGCAAGTATGATTATTTTAAGTATGGCGGAAAAACATCTGCTTCATTAGAATCTTTTGACAAACGAAAAGATAAATTCAAGTTTGTTAAATTATCAAATAAATTGTCTGACCCACAAATTATAGATTATTATCTTGCCAACTTTATTCGTGGCAAAGAATGGATTGGAGATTTTGACCAAAAGAATTGGATGGAACATAAAAAAGTTAATCAAAGTTTAGAATATTTTTATAAAAATGATATTGAAAAACTATTGACTTTGACTAATAATTTTGATATACTTTTTAGAGTTAAGGATGGTAATCATCCTAAACTATTGAAAGCGTATCTTGGTAAAAAGATCAATCTGGAAACACTTGTGATCCTAGAAAAGATTTTAAAATACAGAGAAAGGTTTGACGTAAAGATTAGTGAAACTTTTATCTGGCCCAAGATTAGTCTTTTAATAAAGAAGTACGAGCCGTTTTTGAAAATAGATGAGAAATCATTTAAATCAAAAACATTGGATTCAATTAAAAACTTTGAGGAGTCGTGATGACAGAATCAAATAAAGAGTCATATGTTGACGAGGCGAAACGTAGGATCGCTCATCTTTCCTACAAACTTGAACAGGCCGAGAGTCGTGTTCGTAAGCTTGAGCATGACAATGCCGAGCTTCAACGGTGGGCAAATGATGTTTGCCTTAAAAAACTTCAGGAACTCAGCGATGAGTTGGCCTCACGATATAACCAAAAGAAGTATCGTGGTAAAAATTGGAGAGGCGATCTAAGCCGTGCAAGAGAAGAAGGATCAGAAGTTCATTGATCTAGTTTCTAAAGTTGCTCAAGATGTTATGCCTGTCAGTAATGCCAGAATAGCATCTGCGGTAGTAATTGGCAATAATGTAGTTGGATTGGGTCGAAACTCTTATAAGACCCATCCACTACAGGCCAAATATGGCACGACAGAACATAATATTCATATTCATGCTGAGATTGATGCAATTAAAAACAGCCTCAAAAGAGTTTCAGTAGATGAATTATCTAAAGCCACACTATACATTAGTAGAATGAAAAAGAGGGATAGAAAACGTGGATTTATATCAGGACTTTCTGCACCATGCGCTGGGTGCATGGGTGCTATTACAGACTTTGGCATTAAGCGTGTGGTTTATTCTTTGGATGATAGAGGATTTCAAACGATAGAATAATCCTCAGTAGCTCAGTGGTAGAGCAGACGGCTGTTAACCGTCCGGTCGGTGGTTCGAATCCATCCTGAGGAGCCAAAAACAAATTTTTTGAAAAGTGAATAAAACTTATTATTTTA